GATCTACGATCACATCAGCTCTCTGCCGTGGCTTCTTCGTGGCGAAGCCAAGCCCTGTCGATTCCGGGACTTCCTCCTCAAGGAGGGGGAAGTCTTCGTGTCCGGTGATTACGAGTCCGCTACTGATGGGCTTAACCAATCCTTCCAGAGGGTTGTGTTGGGTGCCATCTTGGACCGATGCCGGTATGTTGGGCCCAGCTTGGCCGCGTTGGCGATGTCTACCCTGTCCTGCGATATCCACAATGGTGGAGTCTCGGTCCAGCAGGGTCGTGGACAACTCATGGGAAATTTCCTTAGCTTTCCCTTGCTTTGTCTGACAAATTACATTGCCTTTAGGTACTTTGTACCAAGGAGCGGTGTTCCCGTGAGGATTAACGGGGATGACATTGTCTTCAGGTCTACGCCTGAAGAGTATCGTCGCTGGAAGGAGGGCGTGTCCTCGTTTGGACTGCGTCTTTCGGAAGGTAAGACGGCTGTGTCGTGTCGTTGGTTCTCGCTGAACTCGACGTTCTTCCGAGGTAGAGGTAGTAAAGTCACCTCTATTGCCATTGTGCGGTCGACTCAACTCTTCAAAGGAGTTGATACACCGTTCGGGCTCGCCGGGAGGATCGAAAGTGTCGGCCGCGGGGCTGGTAGGGAGTGGAGGGAGTTTTGGCAATTGGTTTGCCTGCGTGAGATATACCCGTATATCTTGCGTACCCAGAGGTCGCTTGCTGCACTCGGTGTGCATGTCCGTCCTGGTGTTCTTAGGGCCGCCAGGTTGGCTGTACGCGAGTCTGCCTATCGTTCCTTCAAGGAACCGCGGCTTCCCGTCTTTACCTCAGGGTGGAGGCAGGAGGTCGTCCCGGAAGGATGGGTGCAGGTGCCTCGTGGGGAAACTACGAGGGAGGAGCGGGATGCTGAGCGGGAATTCTACCGCCAGCTCGTCGACCGTGCGTGGTCTGGCTGTGTGTTGCCCCCCCATGGGGACGATGCATGGTCAATCATGCGACAAGGAACGGTGCCTTTCTCACTCTCCAGGGTGAGTCAGGTTTGCCGACCGGCGGCTGGTGTCTCGTCTATTAAGCGCGAACTTGTTCGGCGCTTATACGAGATGTGGGTTCCCGGGAAGCGGGAAAGGAGGGTGTGGGTTTGGAGACCTGTGGCGCTCCCGATCATGCCGAGTGGTTCCGAACCTCCGGAGGGGTTGGATGTAGGGCGGGCCTACGTCGCGAACTCTACGTTGCCTTCGCGGTGGCGTGTCAATTTTGTGGAGGGAGCTGGCGCCTAATGAGGTGGCGCCCCCGGTGATTTGTTGTGGTGGGAGGAAGCACTTCTTCTAGAAGGCGACCGGCCACGGGATGCAGCTTTGGGCATCCGATTAGGGAGAGTGGTGGGTGGACAAGTCTATACGGACACCGTATGTGGTGTGTAGCTTCTCTTTAATAAGAGACGAGAAGCCCGTACTCCTCCCGTAGGATAAAGTCAGAGGGTGTGTAAAGAGTCCACACCTCGCGGTGTTCGCGTTTGTAAGTCCGCTTCGGCCTGCGTGTTCGCGAGTTTAAATATGTGTGGTGTCACCCAGCCTGCGGGGAACCGGAACGAAGGAAGTGAAAGTGAAGCCGATGCCACGTCGTTGTGGTCAGAAGGGGTGTTGCAACACCATCGGTACCTCATCGGATCGACCGGAGGGAAGGGGAAAGTGGAGTGCGGGGGCAAAGCCCCAGTGTCCCAGTATGGACCAAATCCCAGTTAGTGCACTAGGAAGAGCATGTGGTGACCGATGATGTGCACTGGGTCCCGAAATCGGCATGTATGCCTTTGTCAGCCTGCTGACCGTGGTACGAGCTCAGTCATGGACTGCTGACCACCCCGCTTAAAAAAAAGGTCGCGACTCCACCTGGGATAGCGTCTACCTTAAGACAATTGGGCACATTGACAAGTGGCCTTGAGCGCTTCTATGGCGTCTCTTTGCCTTTGCCCCGGTTGACCTCGTTGGCCTCTGTTAAGGAGTTTTGTACAGGACTCCTTATCCGTGAAAACGACGGTTTACCGCCCGTCGGTGAACTCCACCCGTGGAGTGCTGCGGTGGGCAATCTTCGCGCGCACCAGCGCGTGTCGATTGCCTCGTCTCTCTTCCTGTTCCGGAAGACCCTGCCGGCAGTGGCTCCTCCGCTCAATGAGTGGATGAGTCGCATGTCCACGACCCAACCCGAAGTCGATCAGTCAATTACCGACTTCGCAAAGAAAGTTGTTCGGGAGATCTTCCCGTATGGCTTTGACAAAGCGTTGTGGTCGGCGGTCCAAGGAACCACCCCCCCCACCTCCTCCTCCTTCGAACACTCCGGTCGCTCCGGCGGGTTTCGGGGTGCCTGTGCACGCGGTGAGTCGTTCTTTGATGGTCGTAAGGCCTTCATTGAACTTGCTCTTGGCCGCTACAGGCACGTCGATTCCCGTGCCAAAGTGCGTGTTGCCATCGCGTCCTGCGATGGCAAGCAACGGATTGTCAGTGTTGCGGAGGAGAGGAATCTTCTCCTCTCTCCCCTGCATGATGTGATCTACGATCACATCAGCTCTCTGCCGTGGCTTCTTCGTGGCGAAGCCAAGCCCTGTCGATTCCGGGACTTCCTCCTCAAGGAGGGGGAAGTCTTCGTGTCCGGTGATTA